TGGCAACAAAAGAAAGTTCCGCAGATTTATTACTGATTGCCCAAGTAGAAAAATTATTTGTAATAATGCAAGCTGGAGTAGAGATTAATCCAGATAACTTAGCAGAAAATATAAAATCTGATATAGGGGCATTGTATACTGGAATAGTGTGGCTAATAAAAAAATTCCTTACTGGCTCAATCCAAACAGAAGTATTTCCAGAGTACACTGCCATGATATTGTTTGGCAGAATATATTTTACAGTTGAATTTATCCATTGTCGTAGATAAGTGTTACAGTCTATATTAGTTTTATTATATTTTTGTTTACTTTCTAGTAATAAACAAAAGTAATCTATATCTATAATCAGTACTGGCGGTATTGGAGATAAAGTTTTAAGAGTTCTTTCTGAAAGATGCTTTCTCCTTTCTCCTAATTTATAACGAGAAGCAAAAGAATTTCTAAATCTTATAGGGCTCATAAATTTCTTACTTGGTTCTTCGTAGTAATATTCGCCCTAAAGGGCTAAAAGAGATTGAATAGATATTTATATATACTTACTTATATAGATATTTTAGTACTCTTTCTTTTTACTTATTTTTCCCAACCGACAAGGTTAGTATCGTACATATTCGAAAAAAGTTTAGGGCAAAATAAAATATATTTTTGTCTTATACTCGGCCCAATATTGCCGATAATATTAATGTAAGGCGAATTAATAGTATGGTGACTCAGAAGGTCGCCCACTTGGTGAGACGGTTCTCACCCTTTTCTAGGAGCCACTTCCATGGCACAAACTAACTTTGATCGTTTTAGGCAGAAGCTTGAGGCCAGTAAGGCAAAGAAACAAAGTACTAGTAGTAATTGGTTTAAGGCGGAAACAGGTAAGCGATACCAGCTACGTTTCCTTCCGCTCAAAAATGAGGACCTGGAACTACCCCTCACTATCTATCATCATCATGCAGTAACTTTTCCAGATGGGCATTTTGAATCTATCGCCTGTCCTAAGAAGCAGGATATGGGTGAGTGCCCCTTCTGTGACTTAGCATGGAAGACTTTTCGTACCTATACTAAGACTGAAAATGAGGCGTACAAGGACGCATTTAAGAAACTTGTTGTAAAAACTCATTATCTTTTAGTGGGTTATGAAGCTGATGCTATTGATCCTTCAAATATCACAGAGGCTGATCTTAAGATTGTTAGAGTTTCATCTAAGACCAACATGGAACTTTTAGAATCTAAACTCGAGAAGGGCGTAGACTTCTGCGATTTTACTGAGGGTAGAATTGTTGAATATTCTAAGAGTAAGGCAACTACAAAGGGCGGTTTTGACACCATTGTTCTTGATTTCGGGGACAAGTCTGTAGCCTTTGATAAGTCTGAGGGTGGTAAGAAAACTTGGGATCTCTTGGTTGAGAAGTCTCCCGATCTTTCTTCTATTGTCACTCCACTAAAGAGTGAGGAGCTTAAGGCTAAGTTTGCTGAGTTTTCGTCAGGTCCCGTAGAGCATGAGGAAGAGGAACGAACACTACTTTCTCCCAAGCCAGATATGAAAAAGGCCCCAAGTAAGATTACTCCTGCCATTCTAAATGAGGATGACGGTGAGATTGATCTAGACGAGCTTCGTTCGCAACTTGATTAATTATAGTTTAGGGTGGGTCTGGATAAATAAAGTCTAGACCCACCCCTTTTATGGAGATTTTGTGGCAATTAAAAAGACTGCTAAACTGGATAGAGATCTTCCCGTGGCTGGGACAGATAGTTTTGATTATTCTGACCTTGGTGAATTTAGAACTCAGCTTAAGAAGGAATTTGGAAACAGTGCAGCACTTGAAGATGATGATTTTGTTACTGACTTTATTCCCACAAAGATTGAGCCTCTAGATTACTTACTCGGCGGCGGCATTCCTCAGGGTAAAGTTACGGAAATTGTTGGCTTAGAGGGTGTTGGTAAGTCTTCTTTTGGTATTTATATGCTTGGCCAGATTCAAAAACAGGGTGGTCTTGGTGTATTGATTGATACTGAAAGTGGCGCTGGTGATCGGTTTAGATTTGAGAACTTTGGCGTGGATACCCATAAGTGTATTGTATCTGTTGAAGACCTTGCAGAAAAGGCTTTTATGCAGGTTGAGCGAGTGGCAAACTATATCTCAAAGAAGAATATAAAGGCTCCTTCTCTTTTAGTATTAGATAGTATCGCAGGTCTCACTACCCGAGCAGAGCAAGAAGCAGATTTAGATCAAGCTCAGTTCGCAGTAACCGCAAGAATGATTAAGCGGGGTTTGCAGAGAACTAAGATGGTTTGTCGAGAGACAAACTTAGCAGTTCTTGCTATTAATCAGGCCAGAGTCAAGATGGGTAGTGTTGCAACCGCATATTCGGGTCCTGAATATACAAGTCCTGGTGGGGATACCCTCAAGTATCTTGCTATTACTCGTCTGTTTTTAACTCGTGGTAGCATGCTTGGGGAACCTAAAAAGCCAGAGGGTCACATAGTAAAAGCTAAGTTCATCAAGTGTAAGACGGCTGCTTCTCTTGGTAGAACGCTTCCTCTTCGTTTTTATTATGACAGTCGTGGTTATGATAGTGATTTATCAACTTATGATGTTCTAAACGATGCAGGAATATTTGGTAAATCTGCTTGGAAATCTATAGTTATGCCTGATGGGACAGAAAGGAAGTGGAATAGTGCCGATAATTTTGTAGAACTTATTACTGCTACTCCTGAGAATCGTGCTTATTTTACTTCACTGATGAAGAAATGTTTTGTTGAGCAGCATAACTTTGTTACTAGAGAGGCTACAGAAGAGCCTTTTCCACAGATAAGTGAAGCATTAACAACCGAAGATTAAATTATTTTTTATACTCTTTGTTATAATTAAGTCCAACCATTCGAATGGTTGGACTTTTTTATTATTTATTTTTAAATAATTGTCGATACTATGTAAGTAGCTTCATATAAAGAGATATATATATGTCAGATAATATTGAGGATTCTTATTCTTTGCCAGAAGAAGTTTCAATTGGAAGAGATAAATATAGTAACTATCGTGTTATTATGTACGATAAAACTTTAGTAGAGCAATTAGAACAAGCCACTATACGGAATATGTTGGATGAAAATCAACCTATATCAAATTATTCAGATGCTTTTTTATTAAAAGCTATGTCCTTATTTCCGGAACGCTTCCCTGAAATGGAGTTAAAAAAGCGTAGAGGTAAAAAGTCAAGTTCTTATTTTATTGAGGATGTTGGAAAGTATCTGTGGTTGAAATGGAAGGTATCTCAAACTACCGAGGATCGCAATAATTTTGTATCTTATTGTTATTCTTTAATAGATGGTGTTATTTTTAAATACCAGCGGCATAAACATGGTCTAGCCTACGAAGAAATCTTTCAAAGTGCTGTCCTTAAAGTGATTCATGCTATGGATAAGTTTGACCCAGAACGCGTGGTTGGTAAAACAGATAAGGGAAATGACGTATTTGCTAGGGTGTTTACATATTTTACTATGGTACTGAGTTTTGGTATTTGTACTATTACTATGGCCCACGGAGCAGAAAAAATCACAAATCTCTCTTATGATTCTATTGCTCGAACCATATCTTCACATACTGATGGATTTACAGATGCTGCTGTAGTATATCAAGATTTTTTACTTACTCTTGAATCTATTTTACATGATGAAAACGATATGTTTGAGGACATTACCGACCAAGATAGATTGGTATTACGTACTTTAGTAGACTTATTAAATAGACCCGCCTCGCATCCAGGGTTAGTTCATAATTTAGAGTATACCTTAAAAACAGAAACTGGATTAAAACAAAAAGAAATTGCTTCCTGCCTTATAAAACTGCGTTCATACTTTGGTCCACTACAATTCGATACTCAGAAAGGTACACTCGCAGAAGAAGATTAGTAACATATAATACAATTTATTGAATTAATATGTACAGGTGGAGGTCCATAACTATATTGAGTAATTAATTTGTGAGTTATATCTGAAGCGATAGTAACTTATATTATTTACTAACTCAACATAGTTTTGGGAATCTGCCTCTCTTAAGGTGGATTCCCATTATGTCTGACATGTTACCAGAAGAGCGTAAATCACAACAACTCGTTAAGGACTCTAGTCAAGCAAGGATTGAAAAAATAAATCGTATAGTAGATACAGAAATTGTTAAAATGTTTGACGATTTAGATCTTGTTTCTTCTGATTTAGACTCTCTTATAGCAGTATTACGAGATAGAATGATTGAATCAACAGAAGCAAGTTTTCCAATTGCTCTTGCTCGATTAGGTGAATTGCGAATGGATACAATTAAAAAGCGTATTGATATTCTAAAAACCCTTGTAACAGATAAAGGTACTGAAATTGGAGCCAAGAAAAAGAACAATACTGGGGATTTAGACTCAATTTTATCTGGTGCTGGTTTAGGAATGATGCTTGGTGCAAAATTGGGACAGTCTAATTATAGTCAAGCTACATCAATAACTCCAGTTGACTTTGATACAATAAATACTAATGACGCTGATATTGTAGTAGAAACAGAGAGATTAAACCCAGGAAATCATCTTCAGGAAAGCGACATTTCCGGGCTTTTAGGTGAATAATGATTAATCAGAACGGAAAACCTCAGCATGCCAAAAAATACTTATCTAAGTATGAGGATAAATCTCACAAATGTTATGAACCGGAAAGATTAGTATTGAAATGGCGGTCTGATGGTCTTAGCCAGGAAGAAATTAAAATTAACTTGGTTAATTATATTAATAGTGAACGACAGAAGTGTATTGATGATGTAACCTATTTTGCTGAAAATTACGGGCTAATTTCTGGTCCTGGTGGTGCTGGTATTATTCCGTTTAAGTTGGAATCTTATCAAAAAGAGTTACTTCGCTCCTTTCAGAGTGATAAATACGTAATTTGTAATAAGGCTCGTCAGTTGGGTGTATCTACCTCGCTAATGTTCTACTCATTGTGGCTGAGTATTTTTAGTACGGGTAAACGTTGTCTCGTTGTAGCCCACAGAAAGGAATCTGCTGAAGAATATATTACTAAACTTAAGACTGCGTACGAATTTTTACCGGAGTGGTTGAAGCCGTCTTGTACTTTGTATAGTAAAAGTACTGTTGAATTTGAGACTAAATCAAGCGTTAAGGCCATTACATCTAATCCGCATGCTGCTCGTTCCTTTAGTGCTACAGTATTCCTTGTTGATGAGGCCGCGTTCATTCCAAAGTGCGATGAGGTAATTAAGGGTTTGTTGCCTACCATATCTGCATCTGACGGTAAGCTTATTGCCATATCTACGCCTAACGGTAACAGTGATCAAAACTGGTTCTATACTACCTTTACGTTAGCTAAGGCTGGAATTAATGGCTGGAAATGGTTTGAACTTCCTTGGACGGTATCTTCTATTTTCACTAAAAACCCTAATTTCAGAGCTGACCAGATACGAATAGATAATGGTAATCTTGATAAGTTCAAGCAGGAGTATGAAGTATGCTTTGATGTGAATCAAAATGCTCTTTTTTCAAGAGAAGCATTGCAGGCATTTGAACCTTCCTCCAATATTTTAAATAGGGCTTTTGGTGGAGTAACTTATGAAGATACTTTACATATCTGGAAAACCGCTGAGTATGGCGAAAACTATATAATTGGTGTAGATTGCGCCAGTAATAAGCCTACTGCAAAAGACTCAACAAGTTTTCAAGTTATTAATAGGGATACTATAGAACAACATGCTGAGTATCTCGGAAAATTACCAACTGAAGTATTTGTTGATATTCTTATAAAAACTGCTCGTCATTACAATAATGCTTTATTAATTATAGAAGCAAATACATATTCCGATATTGTATTTTATCTCCTTGAACAAAAAGGGTATAGAAATATCTGGTATGATGCACAAGCGAGTACTCCAGGATTTATGACTAATAGAAAAACAAGACCTCTGCTTATTGAGAAACTTTTATTGTTTTTTAATAACCCGGTATATATGGGACGACTACGATCAGCCAGACTAAAAATGCAAATGGCTAACTTCTCCGCCGGTACGCTTTATGCAGATGCCTCCAGAAAATTTGAGGCAACTAGGGGAAGTAACGATGATGCTGTAATGGCTCTTGCTCTTGCTTTAATTGAGCTTACACCGAAAGAATTTATACACAAGCCTCTCAGTGATCTTGGTATAATCACAGAGACCAATCAAATGGGTGCTGTAGGAGATTACTCACCTGAGTATTTAGAGTACCATTCTCAAAGAATGGGCATCTCTCCTTCAGTACTGGCTAATCGTCTCAAAATATATCATGAGATTAAGTCTGGAGTATACGATGGCTCTGGGTTAGAAGACATGGAATTAGAACATCCTGTTGAGGAATTTGAAAGAATGCAATCAACTAAGGATTTTATTGGTGTGCCTCTCATATCTCAATTCCCTTCTGAAAATTTAGATAGCTTTAGTATGTTGCCTACTACTCGAAAGTTTACTTTTGACGATTTATTTGATCCCAACTTTCAGACTATGATTACAGCCACTCGTAATTTTCTGTATGGTAATCGAAATTTCTAATATTACGAATTAACTTTAGGAAATTAACTCATTATGGCTATAACTCCAAATAGAAATTTATTTACAGCAATTTCTAAACTATTTACTAATAGTAAGAGTAACGAATTTACCGCTAGAACTTCTATTGACTCTGTTTTGGCTGCTACTAATCGTGACATTGCTCCCACTCCGCTTATCGAACCCACCGTTATATCTAATAAGGGTGTAGGTCAGGGTTCTATTTTTATTGAAGATGGAGTTGGTAAGAATTATCATAAATATCTGGAACGAGAAGCTTTAAGACACTCACGTTATGGTATGTATGATCGTATGGACGCAGATCTTGTGTGCTCTGCATTAGATGTATATGCTAATGAATGTACTCAACAAAATGATAATGGAAAGGTAGTTGGTGTATTTTCCTCCTCGCGATATATTCAGGATGAACTTACTGATTTATTAGAAACTATCGGTATTAATAATTTTCGTAGTTGGTCTATTCTTCGCAATATGTGTAAGTATGGCGACCATTTCTGTGCTTTAAAACTTGATTCAATTCGAGGTGTTGTTGACATTATAGATTTAGATCCCGTATCAATATATAGACTCGAGCGACTGGGTAAGTTAGAAGGATACATTCAGGATCTTGATATTTTAAAGAGTCAAGTTCAGGGTGGAAATACTACTACCGGTACTTCAAATCCATATATTACTTTAAATATGTTATCCTTGCCTTATTTAACGGGTGATTCTTCTATATCACAAGATGAAGAATCTTTAATTATGTTCCTTAAATATGAAATAGCTCACTTCAGACTTCGTGGAAGAGGCGCTTTTCTTCCTTACGGGTCTAGTGTGTTAGACTCAGCTGTAGATGTATGGAAAAAATTGGATCTTTTATTTGATTCGTTGATTATTTATCGACTAAACCGAGCACCCACCAGATTAGTTTTTTACGTTGATGTAGGTAACAATCAGGGTGCTGATGCAGAAAATGTCGTTAAACGTCAAATTAATGCTATTAACAAGAAGGAGTATTTTTCAAATGGCAAGTTGAATGAGCGATATCAGCTTCTTGACATGAATGCCAACCTTTTTATTCCGGTAGGTAAAAACTCTCAGTCTAAGGTTGATCTCCTAAATGGTGTTCAGAATGTTGGTGACATTGAGGATGTTAACTTCTTAAGTAATCGTTTATTCAGTGCTCTTAAAGTGCCAAAAGCTTTTCTTGGCTTTGAGGGTGATGTATCTTCAAAAGGTATGTTGTCTCAGCAAAATGTAACTTTTGGAAAAGCTATTGGAAATATTCAAGAGGATTTTCTTCAGACAGTTAAGAATATTTGTCTTATTCATTTAGCTATACGCGGTATTTCTAATGTTGACGAGATTAA